AACAACGCAATAAGTATTAACGGATTTAGCGAACAAACATATGAGGGGGCGGTAGTTTATACTAATCTTAACTCTACTGAATTATCTATTAGTAATACTCAACCTTCTAATTCTTCTTTCTTTTTAGGAGAAACGGTTGTAATAGTTGACAGTAGCAACACTAGCCAAGGCGCTAATGGAACTGTTTCTTTTGCTAATTCTTCTAATATGATTCTTAATAATGTTAATGGTAACGTAAATAACCTTGCTAATTTATACGCTTATGGTTTGTATTCTCAAGCTAAAGCCTATATCAACAATAATATTTCTTATCCAAATATAACTGTGTCGACTATAGAAGGCGGTTTTCTTTCTGGCGTTCCCGTTGTATCTGCATACGCGAACGGTTCCTTCTGGTAACGCTCTAGTGGTTTCTTCTTATACTTCTCCAAACGAGTTAACGGAATATGTAATATCCCCAAAGGTTAATATTGAAGGAGACGGCAACGGAGCTCTAGCATATTGCACCGTTGATTTAAGCGGTAATAATCCTTCCAGATCAATTTCTTCGATTATATTAATTAATGGCGGCGAGAGTTATACACAAGCTAACATTTCAATTTCTTCAAACACATTATATGGAAGTGGCGCAATTGTACAACCTCAAATAAGCCCTGTAAACGGTCATGGCTATGACGCTTATACAGAACTTGGCGCTATTTACGCCGGATTATACACCAAATTTGACACTGCAGTAAACGAAAACTATAGTTTACCTTTATACGGTTCTTATAGAACCATAGGAATAATTAAAAACCCTGCGATCAAAGATGCAATTATTAATCTAACTGATTTCGATAGAATTCAATTAGGCATTAGTAATACCAGCGGAACTTTTTCTATAGGAGAAATAGTTTATCAACCTTCTTCAAACGCTGCTGGAGTAATTTCTACAAGTAATAGTAGCTCTATAGTATTAGATAATTATGGCGGAACGTTTAATTTTGATTCTTCTAATTTAGCTAATTCTTCTACTCTATTATACGGTCTTATTTCTGGCGCAAACAGCCATTGTACTTCTTCTAATGTGGTTTATTTTATTTTACCCGCTAATACAGAAGCTCTAGTGGATAGCACAAGCGGTGGTACCGCTACTATGACTCAAGTGATTTCAAATACACAAATAAGAGTATCGAACGTAGTTGGAAAATTTTCACAAAATGATTTGATTACGGAAAGTTTAAATGGTAATTACGCCAACATTGATTCTATATACACATCAAATGGAACGGTAAATTCAACAGTTAATTTCGGTAGTAGTTTCAATCAAACAGCGAGAATAACGTTATCATCAAATACAAATAACTACAATTTGTATGAGTATGTTACACAAAACACTACTTACGCAACAGGAAGAATAATTAGTAAAACTGACGAGTTAGATTTAGTTTACAATGCTTCCGCCTCTTTCTCCGTCGGGGATATCTTAATAAACGCTAACACAGGTTCTAACGCTGTTGTTACTTACGCTAACAATTCATCGAACTATTTGAAATTATCTGCGGTGAATATGACGGGATTTAACGAAACTACAAATAAACCGTTCAACGTTGGAGATACTATTAAAAATCCTTCAGGAAGTAAAATTTCAACTATAAATAATGTTTATAGCGTTTTGGTTTTGGATGATGTTAGAAGTATCGTAAGTTCTAACACTACACCATTTATAGGGGAATTCGGTGTTTATCAAATATCCGGATATGAAATTGTTGGTAATACTTCCGGTTCTGTTGGTATAATGAGCTTAGTGAAATTGCCTGATTTAGTTAGAGAATCTGGTCAAGTAATATATCTAGAAAATATGACCCCTTTTAATGTAAATGCAACATCAACTGAACAAGTTAACATAGTTATTAAATTTTAGAGGAAATAATGGCATCGAATACATCCCTTCTTGATACTAATTTGAATACAAGTCCTTATTTTGATGACTATGATCCAACAAAACAATATTATAAAGTATTGTTTAAGCCTGGTACGGCAGTTCAAGTAAGAGAATTAAATCAGCTTCAATCAATTTTACAGAACCAAATAACCTCGTTCGGTCAAAATATATTCAAAGAAGGTTCGGTAATTAAAGGTTGTACTTTCACGTTTGATAACAATTACAACTACGTCAAATTGAATGATACGTATGCGAATGGTACTTCTTTAACGGTTTCGGATTTGGTTGGATATAGCGTCACAAATCCCAACGGGTTGACTGCTACAGTTATTAACTCTTTACCAGGATTGTATTCTAATAATCCTGATCTAAACACATTATATATTAAATATTTGAACACAGGAACTTACAGTAACGGCGCTCCTCAAACGCAATTCGCAAATAGCGAACTTCTAACTTTTATTTCTTCTGCTAATTTAGTTGTTGCAACTGTAGTGTCAGCAAACGTTGCTAATGTATCAGGAAAAGGTTACGCGTTTACTACAACTGAAGGTATTATTTTTAAAAAGGGGTATTTCATTTATGTTGATCCTCAAACCGCTGTAATCGACAAATACTCAAATCAGCCCGATGGTATTTCTGTTGGATTCGAGGCTACTGAAGAATTAATAACTGCAAGTAATGATACAAGCCTTTATGATAACGCTGCTGGTGCCCCAAATTATTCTGCGCCGGGTGCTGATCGCCTTAAATTAATTCCTACACTTGTTACAATACCAACAAACACAGCGAATACTACAACTTTCTTTTCTTTGGTTGATTTCAAACAAGGCGCGCCGATAACAATAAGACAGGATACCCAATTTAATTCTATCGCTATAGAAGAAGCACGTAGATCGTACGAAACTAATGGAAACTTCGTAGTTAATCCTTTTATTGTTTCATCACAAAGTTTGGCAAATACATCTGATCCGGATTACGCCACTCATTATAATGCTTTGGTTAGCGCAGGAATAGGCTACGTTAACGGTTACAGAGTTCAGTTTATTAATAGTAATGCATTCAAAGCGAGAAGAGGAACAGATTATGCCAACGTTTCTCAACAAAATGTTTCTTTGAATTTTGGTTATTATGTGTTATTAGACGAATTGTCTGGCGAATTCGGCGATTCAAATAAAATCATTCAAGTTCAATTACACAGCGTTCCAAAAACTTCTGTAACTAATAGAACTTTCCTAGGTACCAGTTTTTCTCCAACAACGCAAATAGGAACAGCGTACATAAGAGGATTTTCTTATAATAGCGGATCTCCAGGAGCAAATACAGCTCAGTATAGATTATATCTATTTGATATTTCGATGAATCCTGGTTCTAATTTTAATAATGTAAAAAGTGTAATTTATTACGATGGTGCTCTTAAAGGTGTTGGTGATATTGTTTTAGATTATAGTATTTCTTCTAATAATTATATCGCTTCTATCAAATCACCATATTTGAATGGTATGATCTATCCATTTGGTCAAAATGCATTATCATCAAACGGATTTAATAATACAGAATTTGATTATAGAAAAATATCAAACACAAATTTTTCTAGTAGCGCAACTAATTCTATCGCTACTGTCGGGATAACAACTCCTCCTTCTGGTTCCGATAGTTTCCTATATTTGGGAACTCTATCTTCTTCTCAAATGAACGATTTTATTGTTGTTCCAACGTCAAACGGTTATTCAACTAATAAAACTGGAACGGTTACAGTTTCAAGCTCAAGTAACGTTGTTACAGGTTCCGGCACTTCGTTCTTAACAGATTATGCCGTTGGCGATTTTATTCTTACAAACACATCAGATGTTAGAACTATAACTTCAATATCTAATAATGTTTATTTGACTGTAGATAATACTTTTTCTTCTAGCGTAGGAAGTTTGACTCACCAGAAAGCGTTTATTACAGGAAACCCAATACCATTTTCAACAAGACCAAATAGATCAATGAATATTTCCGCAAATACGTTGACTATTTCTCTTGGCGAGGGAGCGAACGCAGCTTTTAACATTCAAGTAGCTTCTTCTATTGCTAGATCAGGCGCTACGTCGATACAAAAAATTATTAACAAAAACGTTTTTGTTAAAATCGATTGTTCTAACAACATCAACGAAAACGTAGGTCCATGGGAATTAGGTATACCTGATGTTTTCAATGTTGACGGTGTATATATTGATACGAGCGGGAATAAAACTTATACAAATACTTCAACAAATTACGCAAGTTATTTCAGTTTAGATAACGGCCAAAGAGATGCTTACTATGACTTAGCAACTTTGAATGTTGTAACAAATTCTCCTGCAGACCGTATTAATGCAAATACAACGATTTTAGTTCAGTTGTCGGCGTTTACTCATCAATCGGGTTCTGGATATTTTACTTGTAATTCTTATCCAATTGACGACGTAAATACATCAAACGTTAACGCGATAACAAC